GTAGGCTCATTAGTTTTAGGGTCTATCAATCTCCATTCATCATCAGTCTTAACAGCTTCTAAGAATTCATTAGTTATATTGACTGCATTGTGCAAGTTAAGATTCTTCCTGTTTATATCACCACCAGAAGACTTACGCATATTAATAAACTCTTCGATCTCAGGGTGAGATATATCTGAGTATGCTGCATAACTTCCTCGTCTGGTAGTGCCTTGATTAAAGGCTAACATCTGAGAATCCACTACATGCATGAAGGGGATTGACCCAGTAGAACGAGAACCGTTGCCAGTTGAAACACCATCACTCCTAACATCTCCCCAATATCCACCGATACCTCCACCTGAACTTGCGAGCCAAATGTTTTCATCATAGTGATCAGAAAGACCAACCCTCGAATCAGGTACATAATTGAGAAAGCAGCTAATAGGTAACCCACGAGTTGTTCCCCCGTTACTAAGTATAGGAGTACTAAACATAAACCAATGATCGGATGCATAATTGTATAACCTCTGTGCTAAATTAAAATTTATATTACCTTTGTATGTAGCTCCAAAAACTGCAGCTCTTGCAAAAGCTTCTTGTGGACTCTGTTCGTTTTCCCAGTAGTATCTGTCTTGTAATGTATCAATACTAAACTTATCTAGTTTCTTATCTTTGTTATAATCTATTTGAATACCTAAATATTCTTTAATCATCTGTGTCTCCCAAATGATACTCAGTATCTTCTAAAGCTATGGCTATTATAGCATAGTGAATAATTTTAAGTAAATCTAATTCAGGATCACCACCCTCTTTCTTACCACATCTCATAGCATATTTCATAATGTTACCCATACAGAAACCTTTACCATGTCCTGCATCAATAATCATATCGGTTGCTTGATACTTACCTTGTGCATAATGTCTTTCGTATGTACCATCAACATATCTTTGTATTTGTTGTATGATATTTTCTTCGTTAAATTTGTATTCCATTGTATCTCCTTAGTGTATTGTAGCATCAATTGGTATGCCATGCAATCTTTCATCAATCTTTATACTAAGTAACTCTTCAAGTTTCATTAGTATTTCTAATTCTATTTCATCAGCATTACTACCTTGAAATATAGAACCACCTACGATAAACAGTAGTTCCTCTAATTTTAATTCATCTAAATTTATTTCAACTGCCATGATTATTTAGTAACTCGTCTAGAGTTATATTTATATTTTTCTTTAATTGTTTCTCTACCCATTTGTGATTCATAAATGAGTGATGGATAGTGTATCCTTTGTAATAATATTCTTGATCTGGTAGTGCTTGGTTTAAAGTTTGTTGAGTTACTTTGTCAGTATCTTCTGTTAATAAACTATTTATCCAATCTATTTGAAGTTCTTCTGCTCGTTTACGTATTAGTTTACTTTTCTTTCCATTCATGGGTTATCTCTTTAACTCTTGGTTCATTGACCATATCCGTGAAAAACACAGGACCTCTTGCGTAATCAAAGATACGCAGTCCTTGTCCATTATTAGATTCCGAGTGGCATTCTAGCTTGTGAGGACACCATACACATTCTCTCGGAAGTTTGAAGTTGCCCTGAGTTCCATCTGCTATCGGTTGATAACATAACTCAGGGGGTTCAGGCTTTTTTAAAGTTGCCTTTAACCCTTTAATTTTAGACTTTATATCAGGTTTGTCAAGTTCATCTGGTCTAAAGAACCAAAGTTCTCCAGTTTCTTTATTGATTGCAAGAAAACCTCCTTGATCTGTACCCTCTGCTTCTTCATATCCGGCAAGCTGTGCCATATATCCGAAGCTATCATTCTCAGGTAAAGTTCCATTCTTAAATTTATTAAATGCAAAACCAGATGTAGATTTAATATCAACTACTTCTCCATCTATTTTACAATCCATATGACCTTTGATACCACCTACATTTACTTCTTTCTGTTGATCAGTAATCTTATGTCCAGATAATTTAACAAGGAAGACTACAAGAGCTTCTAGTATGTGACCATACAAAAACTTAATCATTAGTGTAGCTTGTAAATCTTTTGCTTTGATTTTAGAATGTTTGTTATACCAAAGTTGTCGAGCAGGTTTACCTATGTTAGACATGCGTAGAGAATCTTTAGTCTTGGGTTGCTTCTTAACCCAGTCTCGCATTGCTGCTTTCATATCTTCACCAAATGAATCAATCATTTCTTCTGAAATATCTAACCCTTCTCCTTTTGTTAAAGGTAGAAGAGCTTTGTATATATCAGGTACTATATTTTCTAATTTCTTTTTCATTTATGTTTAACAAATCTTAAACTTCTATTTCTTGGATCAAAAGCTAATATTTGAACTCCTAGTTCTACTTGTTTTTTTGTACGACCACCACCTGCTGTAGCTTTCATACTTTTATATCGTTTATCTCTACGTTTAGTTTTAACATCTATTAAGATTGTTTTACCATTTTTATCTATTGCTATCATATCTACTGGACCAGTACATCCTGAGTTTTGAAATACTTCGTATCCATTATCCCATAACCAAGTGACTGCATAGTACTCTGCAAAGTCTCCTGTTCTACTTTGACCTTTAGTGTGTTTCACTCCAATTATCTCCTATTTTATATTCACCGGTAAGAGGACAACGTAACTTGTAATACTCACCTGCTTTTTCTATACAACCTACAGCTAACTCACCTACGAAGTCTGCTATATCTTCTCTCACTTCCATTTGCCATTCATCATGAATATTAGCTACGAACCTAGCATCTAAAGAATTTAATTTTAACAAACTCTCTAGCATAAGTAAAGCTCTTTTCATAACGATTGCACCACCACCTTGTAGTAAACTATTCAGTGCTGCATGTTCACTTCTAACATAAATTTTACGACCATCTAATCCTTTGAGGTATCCTCGTTTAGCTGCTTTTGATACCCTTTCTCTAAGTAATTTAAGTGATGGATTATTATCGAGGAAAGACTTTCTAAGCTTTGCACCATCTCTTTGGTTTCCTCCAACCACACTCCCAATCTTTGCATCTCCTGCTCCGTATATGAAGGCATAGATGAATGTCTTTGCCTGATCTCTTGATTTAAGTCCTGCAGCTTTCTGATTAGCTGTGTGTATGTCTCCTTCTGTAACTTCATTTGTGTATTCCTTATCATCCATATAGTGTGCTAACATTCTTAATTCTAAACCACTAGCATCTATACCTACTAATTTATAACCATCTCTAACGGTCCAACATGACCTACATTCTTTACCATATTCACTTGCAACACTAGGAACTTGTGCAACATTTGGAGCACGATGCGACATACGACCAGTAATTGTACCATTAGGTATAACAAAACCATGAACTCTGTTATCTTCTTGCACAGCTAGAATCCATGAATCAATTTGAGCTATACGTTTTTGGAGTAACAGAAACTCTGCTATCAACCTAGCTTCTGGAATATTTTTTACTTTAGCTAAAGAAGATTCATCTACAATCGGTTGACCAGTAGGAGTAAACCTATTAGGTTTCCAACCAAAGTCTGTAAGATATTCACCAATCTGTTTACGAGAACCTAAGTTAAAAGGTTGTAGTTTTTGTCTCATAAATGGTTTGTAATCACCAGAAGTAATGAGTCTGTCGTACTCTTCCGAAGTCAATCCTGATTTAGATAATGTTCCATCTTTCTTTAACTTAGGAAAGACTTGTTTAATATCTACCATCTTAGGTTTAAATACTTCCTGTACTTCTTTCTCAACTTGGAACATACGTTCCTTGAGCTGAGCAACAAGCATCATTGCATACTCTTGATTAAATTCAAAACCATTGTCTTCTTGATCTTTTAAAACCTCTGCTACTCCATGCTCTAAATTAATAGACTCTTCATCAAAGTTCTCACCTTCTTTGAGTAAGCGTTGATATACTTTCTCATTCAAGATTACATCTTGTTGACAATATTTTAACATGTTTTGTGAAAAGGAATCCCAATCTTCTGGTTGTTCATTCTTAGGAAAACCTACAATGTATCCCCACGTTTTTAAACTGTGTCCATTCTCACGTACCGGATTAAACAATCTAGACATCACCAGTGTATCTTTAATTACATGTTTAGATAAATCTATGTTATATAATTTTTTGATAACAGGTAAATCAAAACCTAAAATGTTATGACCAATCAAAGAATCAGCAGAGTTTAAAAACTGTATGCCTTCTTCAATCTTATCAGGACCAAAGGATACAACAGCTTCACCTAAAGGTTTGGCTACAATACACCAAATCTTATCAGGTTTTAAACCATTAGCTTCTATATCAAATACTATTTCTTTCATACTATCTCCTAAAATGGTAGATTATCTAGAGTTACTTGATCAGTAACTTCATTCATTCTACCAGTCTCGACATCGTAAAGCAAGCTACAAGCCAATCCAGTATCTCCGGTGTATCTAGATTTAAGTACACGAACTTTCGTTGTATTAGATTCTGTCTCGTCTTCTGCTTGTTGATTACGTTCCAATGCAATTACACAATCAGATAACTGTGATATACCTTGAGAACCTTTGAGGTGAGACAGAGATACTTCTATACCCTGCTCATGTCCTCGATCACCTGATGCTCTACGTAAATGTGATACCAAAAACATACCTACACCTGTCTCTTCAACTAAAGAACGTAGTCTATTCATTAAAGTATCTATACCTCTGCGTTCATCAGACTCAGTAAGCTGATTGACTAGCATGTGTAAGTGATCTACTACGACCCAATCACATTCACAACCAACGATCATGTATCTAAGCTTAGAAAAGATTTCATCTATATCAGTAGCTCCAAGATGAGCATGAATAAATACTTTATCTTTCTGAATTACTTTATCAAATAACTCTTGTAGTTGTTCATCTGTATAGTTCTTTCTCTTCTCTTCCAGATACAATCTATCATTAGCTTCAATAGAAACTATACCATCAGCAGTTCTCAACCAGTTCTCTTCAAGAGCTATAATACCTACATTATCTTCTGTGTTCTTGATTAGATAGTGAGTAAGCTCACGAGTGATGCTTGACTTACCAAGTCCTGTACCACCAGTAAGAGTAACTAACTCTCCTTTACGCATACCATAAAGCTTTTTGTTTAAGCCTTCCCAAGGATAAGCAATGCTCGGTTTTGTTTCCCTGTGTAACCATTTGTCTTTTGCACTAGACAATTCCATAATACCAGATGGTGTGTATGTCTTAGCATCCCACCACGCTTTAGTAAACTGTGCATACTGCCCTTGTTCAAGCATAGCATTAGCATCTTTAAAACCTTGTGGTAAAGTAACTATCTTAGCCTTTCCCGGTTTTATAATACGAGCAACCTTACGTGCTGCTTCTCTACCATACTTGTCGTTATCAAAACAAATAACAACATTATCAAATGATTCTACAAACTCAATGCTGTCTCGAATATCTCTAACTGCACCTTGAGCACCACGTTTAACAGATACCGATGCCCACTTCTTATCAAAGATTTCATATACAGACATTGCATCACATTCACCTTCGGTAATAGTAAGATACTTACCTCCCTTACCAAACAGTTGTTCACCAAACAAACCAGTACCTTCATAGCCACCATCAACTACAAAACCTTTTGTACTAACAGTACGTGTTTTGGTTGATACAATCTCGTTGCTATTGTAGTATGGATAAATATGTTTAGCTACATTACCTTGACTATCATAAACTACACGTACACCATACTTCTTGGCAACCGATTCACTGATCTTACGATCTGTCAAGTCACCAAAAACTCCAGTGTATGAGTTTAAAAAAGTACTAGGTTCTTTATGTGAAGCCATGTCTACGATCTTACCATCAACTTCTTGTTGATAGTTTTTAAAATAATGGTTACAGCTAAAACAATAACCTGAACCATCTTTGTTTGTAGATACTGGGTCACTACCTCCACACTTCGGGCAGGGTAGTTTGTGCTTTTCCCAATTGCTTTTCTCCATTCCACCTCCTCATAAAAAAATGAGGGCAAGTCGTGGAAACCTGCCCTCGATGTTACAACACTATTACTTAGTGTCTTCTTCATCAGTACTGTCCTCTTCAACAACTTCTGCTTCTGCAGCTACTTCTTTTATCATAGCTTCATCAGTTAAATTATTAGTTACTACATTACTGAATACTTGTCCAGACGAATCTAATACTTGCCTTAATCTTCCGATAAAAGCAATCATGTCAACAGCCTGTTGTGCTTCAGGGGATAACAATCCTGTGTCATAAACTTTAGAAGACCCATCTTCTTGGTTTATAGTTATAGGTGCTCCTTGAAATTGTGGAGTGTCTGCCATTAGAACTCCTCCCCATCTAACAATTCTGCACCATCTTCAGCTCGGTACTCAACAAGATCAAGAACTTGAACAGCTTGTAAATCTAGACCTGTGTATGGTCCATACTTATTCTCTCCGTGATACTCATTGAATTGTACTCTTACTTTAGAACCATTACCAACTGAATAATTAACTTCGTTCTTCTCAGCATCTAACAATCTAGGTGCTGTACGAACCATTCCATTTGGTCCATTAACTTTTCTTTTGATAATTAAAGATGGACCTTCATCCATCTGTTTGATCTTGTGTCCTCTTGACGCAAAATCATTTGCTGTATCTTCATCAACCACTAGATTGACTGTATATACAGGTTCAAATTTGGTATTAGGTGTTTTAATACTTGCCCAATACGCAGTTCCATTAACTACTGCCATACTTTTTCTCCTTATTATTTAACAGTATTATAAAAAACCATAGCTAACTCTTTCGAGTTGGGGCTATGAGCCAGTTGCCCCATCACCTCAGAAAACTGAACCAAGTAGCTCCTTGAGGAGGATGGAGATAGAGGGCTAATGCTACTCGGTGACTCAAGGAAAGCCTTTAATATCAAGGTCATGTCTTTGAGTGAGTGCATTTTACCACAATTACAATTCATATGCAAGCATTTCTTCTAAAAAGTTTTGCATACCTGATTGTTCGTTTGAATCTATGTACAAATGAAAGCTATCAGAATTAGGCATATAGTGTACTACATGTCCATCTTTGTTTTCATATAATTCTTTGTAATTGTCTGTACAAAAGTTATTAAACTCCATGTACTCAGATTTTGTTAGTCTATAAAATTCTTTCATTTAGTTCTCCAATAATTTAATTGATACTTTACAATCTGTAACATCTCCAGTGCTGCTGAATGTGTTTACATATTTTATCATAGCTGACTTCAATCTACTAGGTAAATTAATATTAAAGTTGATGTTAGTTACCTGACCATCAAGTATATCATAGTTAATTATAAATTTATAGGATTTTCTTAGTGTAATATTCTCAATAAATTTTCCTAAGTTATTAGTTGCTCTAGGACAAGAAGCTACCGGAGTAGGTTCAACCACAGGTAAACTTGGTACATGAAGTTGTGTTTCTGTATCATAGTGTCTTTCCAATACTGGTTGTTCTTCTACAACTGGTTCAGGTTCAGTTGTAATTTTAACTGCAGGTACTTCTGGTTTTTCAATGTAGACTGGTTCATGTTCATGATTATCAAGGGTAGTTGCCACTCCTTTGATATTATCAAGAACAATATAATACAATCTTTCGTTGTCTATATTGCTGTCAACAATATATTCCTCCACCTTTTCAATAGTGGCAGCATTAACATTGATTCGTTCATCTAACAAAAGCAGGGCAGTTTCTAACCTATCCCTTTCTGTAAACGAAGAATAAATATTAACACCTATAAGTATAGCTAATAATGCTATAAGTGTTGTTACAATTTTCATTGTCTTCTCCTTATTATGTTGAAACCTTTTAACCATTTACGTTTCTTGTAAACTTCCATTGTGCCATCGGCAAACCTAAGTTCTATTAATCCATCATGTGCATGTAAAGAAGTTATTTGATCTTTATGTTGTTGCTCATTAAAGATTTTATGTACGTCATACTCTGTCATGTGACCACCACTCAGGTTTAGCTCTACCTTTCTCCCACTTAGCATAATGCTTTTCATTGATACAGTAATCTCTGTATGCTTTGATTGGGTCCTCGTTTTTATATTGATCAGGCATAGCTTGTGCTACTGGTGTAGCAAGATTTATATTTATGTTATCAGGTATTTTAGAAAGAGCATCACCAAGTTTAGTTATGCTTGCATGTTCTCTTCCATATCTGTACGCATACTCTTTACCAAGAGCTAGAAAGTGTTTGTATAACCATACATAGTTTATACTACTTGCTCTAGCCCATATAGTACACGGGTGATTCCAATATGCTCGTTTGTATAAACCATTGGCATCAGCATACTCATCACCATCAAGCTCTCTGTGAGCTGTGCATAACATCTGTGCTGTTTCTAATGGCATCTTAACTAGCATCTTATCTGGTTGTGCTTGTGCAGATTTAACCGGACAATCATAAAAATAAAATATGTTCATTACACTACTCTTGGTTTAATTCTATACACTAGTGGGTCCATACCATCTGCTATAGGTTCAAGATAACTTCTAACCTCTTCATCAGTTGGATAGTCATACATATTAATTTCTACAAAAACTGTGTATGGTAAAACCACTCCCTGCCAATCATCTACTTTGTCAAACGAAAACCTTCTATGTTGTGTCTCGTCTTCTGCATAAGTGCCTTCAAAACCATAAAAATCTCCATAAAAACCAGTAGGATTTATAACCCTTGTACGGTCCATGTAAGTAAATTTTACAGGTATTTTTTTTCTAATAGCCTCAATAACATCTAGTGTTGCTTGTGATATATTATCAATCATTTTCCTTGCCCTCTATAAGCTTTGTAGGTTTGTTTCTTTCTCTTCGGCATAGTAGAGTAACCTACATTACCTCTACCTATGTGAGTCTTCTTACCCCTAGAACCAGTCTTAGAAGTATGTTCTATTTGTTGCTTAGCTCTTCTCATTGTATGCTTTGATTATCCTCTTTGTCTACTAATAGTTCTCTTAGTGCTACTTCATCTTCAATCTGTAATCTATACATTCTTAAGTCTTCTAAGTCTATTACATCTTTTAATAATTTAATTTCTTTATTATCAGATACTCTTTTAATTCTTTTAATAAAAACAAATTGTTCCATACAAACTATATTATCTACTAGTTCTTGTATAGTATCTGCAAAGTTTAAAAGAACACAAGATTCACTATCTTCATCTATAACTTCTACTAAATAACTTTCCATCTATCTCCTTACTTTATATATTCCTGTTGGTTTAATTTTCTTAGGGTGTTCTTTATCCATTACCCCCTCAAAAATTTCTAAGGCAATTATACCTTTTTCCTCTTCGTCTGTCAAGTCTACTAATAGTACATCTTCAACCTTAGGTTTCCATGTCTTCCAGTTTTTCTTTACTTGATCACTCCAATACCATTCAACCATAGTACCATTGTAATCATACTCATAAACTTCAACGTCTACCATGAATAACCTCGTGGTAAAAAACCAACTCTACCTTTTACTTCTTCAATAGTTGTTGTAGGACTAATAGAATTACCTTCATCATCTACTCCAAGTATTAGCCCATTACCTGCTAATCTAACAGATTGGGCATCACCACCATACTCAAAGAATAACTGGTCGTCTACAAATAATCCTTCATCATCAATATAAATACTATCTACTTCGTCAATTCTCACTACATCAAAAGTTCTGCAGTTTAATAACTCATAAATATTATCTAGGGTATTGTCATGCTCTACCTCAGTTACTGATTGTGTGTGTACATCAATTAATATTGCTTTCATATATCATTTCCTTGTTGTTGTTGTGCCATATAATCTAAATCTTGTGATGATACTGCATCACTGCAATGATTAGATAAAAACTGTATAACTAAATATCTTACATGATGTTGGTCCTGATAAGGTACTTCTTTATCCCAATGTTCCCATACATAATCAATACAGTCTTTTTCTAAATCAGGTCTAGTTGGTAGTTGCCATACATGACCAACTGACTCACTTATAAACTCTTCTAATATATCTTTTGCATCATTACTCATTTTTGTAAGTCCTCAATTATTTCTTTTAGTTCTTCAATTTGATCTTGAAGTGAATCAATTTCATTCTGAAAATTATCAGATAGTCTATCATATTCATCATTGATACTGTCCATTACGTATCTGTGATTGTCTTCTATATTTTGTTTGTTATCATATATATCGTTGTGAACTTCGGCTAATGTATCCGAATATTCAACAACGTCTTCGATATACTTTTTCAAACCATCTAATACTACATGCTCTACTGCTAGTTTTTCCATGCTATTTTACCTCACTAATTAAATCATCAACCATTGTAACTTCTGCAAAGAACTCTCTAGTTCCTGTACCTCTAGGGTCGTGTGGTCTATTACAACCTGCAAAAGTTCCATTACTTTTATACTCTTCACCAAAGAAAGAAGTTTCAGTATATCTTAATCGATTACCTATGTTTTCTTTCAACTCTTTTTTACTTTCGTAATTTAGTATCATCATGTCATATCTCCATAGTAATGATTATATAATTCTTTGATGTCTCCATCATCTATGTGTTTAAAATCATTAAAAGAATGTAAATAAACAAACTCAACTAAATCGTCATGTCTGTCTTTAATTACCATTTCTTTAATGTAATCAACTTCTTGCTCAACTAAAGCATCTTTCATTTCGTCTAAAGTTATCATATAGCCCTCGCTTCTATTAAATTATCAACGACAAACCCTGAATAATCTTTCTTAGCAGGTCCTTTAGCAGTCAGTCCGACTACTACATTGGACTCGTCAAGGAATCTCATATCATGTTTGTCACCATCTATTACTTTGAGACCTCTGAAAGTCTCAGGTAATTCTTTTCTAAATACAACAGCTTTGTTGCATTGTACATCATCAAACAACTTAGCATACTTGTCGTTAGCTTCTGAATAACTCCAAGTCAAATGATAGTTATTGATATTTCCCT